ATTCTGAAGAGTCTACAGTTCTATCATATTGTTCTGAATAAATATCACGAGCATTAGATTCTAATTCAAACTCATCTTGCTCTGCCATAATGGTATTAAGTTCATCTTCATCAACATCAAACTGTTCTGCTATTTCTGATGGGTGCATCAATTCACGATGCTGAACAAAACGTGCTGAGTTTAGACAGTTACCTGTAGCATCCACAGAGATCATCATGTTCTCAGGTGCTACGTTTTTAATCTTAATATGGCCTGTTGTTTCTGTTACTCTTACTTTAACATCATGTAACATGGGTTGCATAAATGCTTGTTGCATTTCCATGTCAATCTCAACACCTTGACCATTGATAGGCTGAATATTTGGTCCTTCAGTCATCATTGGAGGTGTCATTGGCATTGGTTGAACAGATGGATCAGGATAAGCTTCGTGCTCTAATATTTCTACATTATCATCTTGCACTAACATATCTAACTGTTCATCAGTTAAACCTTCATACTCTTCTTCGTCTACATCATCTTCTTCTTCGTAGTAGACTTTTACATAACCGTTTTTAGAAAGAAGTGCATCTTTAAACCATACATAGAATATTTCAAATCCATTGTTCTTTTCCATAACAACGTGATTGATATAATCTGTTTCTTGGTTAGCAGCTTCTACATCTTCTGGGTTCTTTGGTTCAAATCTAACAACTTCATCACCAGATACAAACACTTTAAGTAGCTGTGGTAATGCTGACTCAATGGTATCTTGAACGTCAAAAGATACAACTTGAGAACGGCCTTCTACTTCATTACCAAAAGGCTCGCCTAAATAGAATTGTATTGCTTCAGCACGTTCTGCTGATAGTTGAGAGTCATTAATACCATAGGCAATGTTTTCTTCATTGTCTATCTGACTCAATAACTCTTCATCTGTAAATTTTTCTGCCATTAAACTATCCCTAAACTGTTATATTTTATTTCATTGTGTTGCCAAGTTTCATTTGACATACCGTCAATGGAGACACAAAGATATCTAAACGCATCCGATCCATGAGAATATTCATCATGTAATGGTGCAGTAGGTTCATTGGTTGTGCTACTTATGTTACGTCTGTAATGCTTGAGACATTCAATCAATCGTTCTGTTGACTTATCAAAGTAACAACGATGAAAGTTCATACGAGCTACTTTAATGCCAGACTCTATATCTAAACGTGGCACGATTCTAACATCCCAACCATGTTTACGCATAATATCTTCTGCTGAGATACCATGTTTAAAATCTTTTGTTCGACCATCATGAGGTAAATACATCTGACCCCAGTTATATCTTAAATCTTTAAGCTGTGCTGAGTAACTATCTAATGTTCTATGGTCATCTTCTATATAGTCAATGATACGAACATCGGATATGCCTTTTTGCATCAAGATAATGGCCATACTATCGTTCCAACCTAAGTCCATCACCACATGAACTTTAAGCATTGGATCATAAGGAACGTTGGTTATTCGACCTTTTTCTTGTGATTCTCTTATTTCATTAGCATAGATAGCACCATCAACGGCTGACTTACAATCACCTTCCCAGATATTGTCATAGTCATCTGAAGTGGCCTTGCTATGTAATCGTTCCTTGTTAAGAACTTCAGGAAACCATGGATTATCAGACCAGTTTATTTTTACGACTGCTGCATCTTCTGGTGTATCAATGACAAATCGTTTGTATGTATCATCAGAATCGAGGTCAGGGTTAAAGGTTACCCATATTTCTGATCCTGGTTTCCTAATCGTTGGAATAAGAATATCCCATGATCTTTTACTTACTGTTTGAGCTTCCTCTACCCAACAAATGTCGACACCTTCAAATGACTTGATAGATTCAACAGTATTATTTGCTAGTCCAGTAAAACTAAATCGACTACCACTAACACATCGGATCTCATTTTCTAAGACCTCGAAGTATTCACCGAATCCCATAACTTGTATTTGGTCACTGAGTAACTGGTGAACTGATTGCTTAATTGATCGTTGTACTTCACGAGCACATAATATTCGTAATGGCTTTTGCATTGCCATTGCAATGAGTGCTCTTGCAAATCCCCATGACTTTCCTGAACCTCGACCTCCATAAGCTATTTTATATCGGTGTTGTTCTCCAAGAAAGGCAAGTTTGTGTGGGAAATCAGCTTGGATCTCTGTCATCTTCTTTAGGTTTCACAAAGTTTAAGGTTACGTTTAATGGTGATTCTTGTCCATCTATTGTACCTATTTCTGACTGAGTAGGCATTAACTTTGCGTAAATATTATAAAATTGGTTTGGATTTTCTATAGCCCATTGTGTCATGTGCTCTTCACCACCAATCTTATCAAATACATTAATGACGTTTTGTTTTACCGTCATTGACATTTTATTGACTGATCCAGGCTTACGACCTGCGTTCTCTCTCTTTCCTCCGTGACTGTTATCTTCCATTTACAACTCCGTCTAGGTTGGTTGTTTTAAATTGTTTAATGTATTCCACCACTCTTCTGCATAATCACAATCTTTATATTCAGAAAAGCATGGTGTTCCTATAGTAAAATGAACTAACTTTGCATCAGGATTGTAATCGTATTCTGATACTAACCAGTTCCATTCTTTGGGTAGTTCACCTACAAGATTTATAAAGTCATTCTTTAACCATTCAAATCTATGTAAGTGTTTACCTTCGTGTTTCATAATATATTCTGGAGTTAGCTTTTTATTTTTATGATGGCCACAATCCCAGAACATTAATGATGACCAATTCTTTTTAGGATAATCTTCGTTTTTATTACCGCAATACTTTACAGGATGTTTTGTTTTGTAATTATGTTGAACTACAGATACTGCAGCAAATGGATCTATCTCATCAATCAGGTTATTAATATCATCACGGCATAACATATCACCGTCAACGTACAGTGCATATCCTCGAAAGTCACAAAGATATGGAACTAAGAATCTTGAATAGATAAATGCGTTAGACCCATCATCATGAGTCTCTATGTAATTTTCTAATGTATTTAATGCTAATGGTGTAAAGCTAACTGGTATGGTTGCTTTTTCTATGACACTCTGGCAAAACGTATGATAAGCAACTGGTTCTACCTCACCATCAAATCCTACAAATATCTTTAACATTATATTGCTGGAGACTGTCCTGGTGATGTTGCTGTTTGTTCTGGAGTAAAATTAAATCCTAGTAAATTACCTGTATTTAAGAATCTGCCTGCACCAGCTCCAGTTGCCATTGGAGATGATAACATTTGATTTGCACGCTGATAACCTGGAACATTTAATGCCATAACATTAGGTTGTGCTGCAACTTGTGGTCTCATTTGTGAATATACATAAGCCATAGATGGTGCATATTCATAAATATTACTACCCTCTGGTTTTGTTTTAGTAAACCCTGTAACATCTACATCTAATGGTCTAAATGATTGATTGCCACGAGAAATTGTTCCTGCTGCTGCCCCACCACTTTTTTGCCATCCACCGCTGTATCCAAATATAGGATGATAAGATGGTGCTTGTTGTGCCAATGGACCACTACCTCCAGAAAAATACTGTATTCCAAAAGGTGAGTTTTGATAGTATCTAACAGGACTAGGTGTGTATGCTTCATACATTTTGTTATCACCATAGTAGTAACCTGTATCACCTACAGATTGTAGTCCAGAGTATCTGCTTGGTGTTAATCCTAATATTGAATTGATATCTAAATTAGACGTAGGAGCAGCTACAATGTTAGGTGCTATTCTCGGTGCTGAATAATTAAGTAACATTGTCTAACCTTTTCATAATTTCTTGTCGTTGTTGGTCTGTGTATTTAGACCAGTTAGTGATTTCATCTAATGTTCTTCTACATCCTTCACAAATAAAAGATCCATCATGTAAAGGTAAAAATGAACATTTCTTAATACATGGACTTAACACTTCCATCTTGCTCTAGCAGCTTTACCTCGTTCTCCAGTCCAACTTTGTGATCTAGCACAAAATGATTTACGTCTCTTGGCATCTTTACTGCCTGGCTTAACTTTACCAGTCACTGGTGCTTTTAGATTGCTACCAGTTTCTCTGTTATACTTTGCTCTTCCTTTTGCAGTAAGACCACCGCCTTTGCTTACAGATAATTTTTCACCTCTACCAACTGAGAGATTAACTTGTTTCTTCTTAACGGCCATTAATATAAAAGACTACCGTAAGGGTTACGAGGGTATCCATAGTATGGTGATGTAGCTAAACCAAATCCATAAGGATTCTGTGGTTGCACTGTGCCTGATAATAGTCCACGTTGATAAGCCATAACAGTAGGATCAACCATAGAAGATGGCATTGGCATTGTTGGTTGTGGCATAACTTGTGGAGTTACACCAAGAACAGATCCAAGACCACCGATGTTCTGTTGAAAGTCTTGACCATATTCTTTTAATAACTGTTGTGGGTCTCCAATATATCCATTTGCAACTGCATTTTCATACAAGTTTTCTAGACCTGGAAACTGTTGAAATAATTCTTCAAACATTTCTATTTCCTTTTCTTAGCTGTCTTAGCAGCTTGCTTAAATTGTTTAGCTGTAGGAGCACCTTTAGTGCCAGGCTTCCTCATCTTCTCACCACTGCCTTCAGCTATACGTTTACGCTTCGCATGGATATTGGCATAGAGTCCAGGCTTAGCCATTACTTTTTCTTCCCATAAGATTTCTTAGTCATCATCTTCTTACCAGTTTTCTTTGCAGCCTTTTCAGCTTCCTTCATACCTTTAGCTGTATAAGCATATTTTTTATTTCCGACCATTGGCATAGTTATTTCCTTTTTGATTTAGATTTACCTGCTTTACTTAATGCAATAGCAATGGCCTGTTTCTGAGGCTTACCTGCTTTCATTTCAGATCTTATATTGCTACTGATAACCTTTTGAGACTTACCCTTTTTGAGTGGCATAATTAGTTCCTATAAAAAAGAAAAGCCCAGCGAGAGAAACTGGGCTTAACAAAGGAGGATGGGGAGACAAATCTTTAGGGTGCACGATCCCCCCATAAGCGTAATTATACTCTATATTGTGTTAAAAATCAATACCTATACAACATATTGTGGTAAAAAAAATCCCCTATTGCTAGGGGACTTAAACTTGAAAAACTTGATATTTAATCAAGATTCAATTAATCCTTCTTCTAT